ACATCTGGCAACTGGCGTCCGATTTGTCGAGTTGCGACACAACGATTCAAGATACCCTCTTGCGTTTTGTGGACCGCCTGCTTCGCGTGGCAGGTGTTCCAGATTTCGTGATTGAGTCGTTTTGGTGGTACATCAATACCCCAAAGGTTGCGCGCGTCGGCGACGCTGAGCTCAGGCTGCATCACAAAGCCATGAATTGCTCGGGTACGCCTTGGACCACGTTCATAACAACCTGTGTTACCTTTTCACTAGCCGTCGGTGCTCACATCCGTTGGGATGGAGACTGGCGTACATGGAGAAACGCGCTCGCCACAACAGGCGAGGAGCTCGGAGTCAAACTCCAGTTCGAAAGTCATCCCAATGAAGTGGGTGGCATGTCCAAGCCCGGATGTTGTTCTTTCCTGGCTCATTGCAGTGTTCCTACTGCGATGGGCCTGAGCTTCATACCGAAAAGCTACACCAAAAGCTTGATTTGCAAGGGCGCTCGATCGTGGGACAGGGGTTTCACGATTGACGCCTCCATCGAGGCGCGGCGATTTGATCCAAAATTGCTCGCGACTCCGATGGGTCGAGCGATAAAGGGGGCCATGGACAGGCATGCATCCAAACACCCATTCAAAGGGAAAATTCCAGAGGACCAAGGAGACGTCTACAAAGTCAGCGGGGACTATGACGCCTTGAATCACGATGAGGAGCTGAGTTATCTCCAGCTTCACATTCCAGGTCTCTCGTCGAGCGATTACCAGCGTGAGCTGGACGCTTGGGAACAGGTCACGGCGTTCCCGGTGGCGGATTCATTCCCCATCGCGAATGCCATGGCCGCAGCGCACTATGGCTACTAGTAGTGCGTTGATGGATACGGGGGGCGAAAGCCCAAAAGTACACAAGCTACCATTCCACACCCGAGTTAGAGGCATTACCGGCCTCGGCCAGCTCTGTAAAAATTTACAGATTACAAGCATGACAACACAGTTATCACGAAAAGAAAGAAAAGCAGCGAACGCTGCGAAGCGAATGGAGATGGCTGATAAAGCTCAATATTTGCACACCCATGACGTAAGACCTAAGAAAGGCCCCAACAATATCTCGTCCAGATTCATCCGTTATTTGGACCCCATCGAAAGAGATCTTGCTGAGGTTGAGTATGAACACGTCCTTCTCGAGCCTGAAGAGGCAGAGATGGTCGGAGTCCCATTGGCAGTCGGGGGCGTGGCCCCAACAAGCATGAAGGTCCGGTGCCGCCAGCGCACCTCCTTTGTCGCCGACAACGGCGGCAGAGCTTGCTTCAGCGTTTTCAATTGCTCCGCGCCCCAAGGCGCGGTTCTCGTGGAGGATCCCGGTGATGAGAATGTCGATTTCATTCGAGAAGCGAATCGTAACAATCGCTTGGCTTGGCTAAACACAGGTGGCAACGTCGTCAGACAGCCGATCGTAGCAGGATCGCTGTTCGGCGGCGCCTCACCTGGATATGGCGAGCCCATTCCAACCATTCCCGGGAATGTCTTCATCCCTGCATTTAACCCGCAGTTGGCTTTGGCAAACACTTTGGGCCGTGTCGTAGCCCAGGAGTTTCGCGTCTTTCCCACAGACAGCGTGCTCCTCACGAAAGGCACGGGCACCATTGTGCAAGCCACCACCAACGGCGACGTAGGACTGAATGGTAAAACATTCGCCCAAGTCTACGACTTGCAGTCAGTTGAACTGACTACCCTTTCACTCACCAACTGGAGACCAGGAGAGAAGTTCGCAGCGAACAGATTTCCTCTCCAAGTGGAAGACGTGAATTGGATGCCAACGTACGCACCTGATGACTCCCATAGAGTCCCATTCAACGAAGCCGGAACCATCTGGGCCTCGTTCTATGCGGATGGGTGTTCCCCAAATCAGTCGTTCGGCGTTGAGCTGATCACGGTCTACGAGTTTCGTAACAACGCATTTCCATTTGGAACCCCCAACATGACCACTAGCGCCTCCCTGGAGCTCACTTCTTCGCTCCGCACCGACCACGGTGCGGTGGCGGGCACGCCTTCCGAGTTGCATTTGCACCGGATTGCGTCTCTCGCCGCGTCTCGAGCGAGGCAGATGGGCGTGAAACACGCTGGTGGATTCATGGACTGGCTGAAAGACAGCGCGGTCCCTGCCCTTGGTCGTGCGGCTTCTTCTCTCCTCCCCAAAATTGGTGGCCTAGCGCTATCGATGCTGTCGGAGGGGACGATTCCGCCTTCCATAAGCATACCCGCCCTTGAAGCTGGTGTCCAGATGTTCCACCCCCTCTCCGGCCTGAAAACGATCGAGCGAGAAGCTCCGTCGCCGCCCCGGATCGAGGAAGTACCTGATGACTATGAAATCGAAGAACCAGATGTTCTCATTTTGAGGAGATCGCAAGCCCCCGGCACCTCGTCGACCAAAAGGATCGGCGTTGCACCAAAGGCGACTGCCCCACTGAATAACCCTCAGCAAAAGGAGGGCTTCGAAGAGAAAGTCCGCGTCTCCGTCCCCGATATTGAAGAATGTCCGAGCTGTAACTGCCTGCATTAAGTGCAGGTTTGAGCAGAGCACTGAAGGAAAACAGAAAACCC